GGCAGCTAGCTCCTCTGGGGTACGTGGCGGGGGGCCTTCTTCGGTCTTCAACGCCTCCATTATCCCTGCAGCCGTGCCGCCTGCAACATTAACTGCGGTTAGTTTAGGGTTACGTCTTGCGGCATCCGCAATAGTATTAAGAACCTGATTCTGCTGAAGCGACTGGCGAATAGCTTGGCTCGCGGGCAACGCGCCGAAATCCAGTGTATTAGCCGCCTGCAGCTTCGTGCCTGTTCCCATTTGTGGTGCACCGCCGGGTCCGGCAACAATGTTTTCCCTGCCTTGGATCACGGGTCGCCTACCGGGGACTTGTGCCGGGGTTGTTTTAAAACCTCGTGCCTGTAGAAATGCGCCAATTGCATCATCGGCCCCACTCAAATAAGGACCGACCGTTTCCTTTACTTTGTTTTTTGCCCCTGTCGCTATTTCCCCAATAAAGTCCCCTGCTTTTACGGCGTAGGGCTCTAATGCACTAGCGATTCTCCCAGCTCCTTTTGTTGCCACATCACGGATTGCGCCGCCAGTGAACCCCATGGACCGCTGGTAGTTATTGAGCCACCGCAACTCGTCGGGGGACATATCTAACGGAGAAACTTCCCCTTGGGTAAGCGCCAATGCCCGACCTATGTCAGGCATGACAGTCAAGGAGGAAGGGGACCGCGCCCGCTCTTCCTCCGTTACAAATGTGCCATTTGCTGCACGAAGCGGGGGAAGCCCATCCGGCGTCGGCGGAGCCGCTTCACCCCCGCCCGCTGGAAAAGGTGCTGCACCGCCCATCATCTCAGGAGGAGCCATCTCAGCGGCCGGCGGAAGCGAACCAATCCCACCTTCTGCCACAGGAGGAGCCGCCTGTGCCGCAAACTGCGACTGCAACATAGCGAGAACCTCTGGCGGCGTATCCATCGCTGCCTCTTCGCCCACCATTTGGGCCAATTCCATATAACGAGCATCGACAGAGCGTACGTCCCCGCGAAGGTTATTCATCAGGATTTCAGGATTCTGTGGCGTACGCGCAAGAGGCATACTCGAGTCGTATTCGCTCTCCTCTTCCATCTCGCCCATGCCGACCAGATCGCCATCTTCAAATCCAGCCATGATCCCACTGTTCATTGTTTTCTTCGAAGCGGGGGAGCTAAACATCGTCCTGCTCATCGTATCTTCTTTCATTTTCGCCCCTTAGACGAGATTCTGCATTTGTTTAACCGCCGCTGCAGTAGCCAAGCCGCCCGTAATCAGTCCTGCCGCCTGTTGGAACGGGCTAGGAGTAGGAACGGCTTGTGAACTCAATGCCATTTGCGTAGAAGGAGCCCCTTTGTATATGTCGCTCAGGAAAGCAAGGTTCTGGTAAGGCTGGTAAGCCGATTGCAGTTCCGTGGCCCGCGTGGCGTCAAGCTCGCGCTGCTGTTGTTGCTGCTGCATACTGCCCAGACCGTACAAGAAGTTCACGTCTTGCTGCCCCATTCCTTGCAGTTGTCCGCCCAAAGAGCCAATCCCCTGTGCCAGTTGGCCAGAAAGTTGTGCTCCCTGTAGCGCGCGCCCCTGCTCGGCGTTGAATTGGTTTTGGGCGCTCTGGTAGCCTTGTTGCATCATTTGAGCGATTGTGGCGTTCCTTGTCTCTGCCAAGCCCCGCTCTAACTCTGCTCTTTGGATACCTTCTCGCGAGCCGCCAAACGCCCCAGCACGAACCGCTTGCCCTTGCAGGTTTTGGCGGGAAATGTCCCCTTGGCGATTAATATTGGCAAGAGAGGCATCGATTACTTGTTGCTGGTACGGATTCATGTACGCAGCCGCGTTTTCAGGGGTGAATTGTTGCGTCCCTTGGCCCACGGCAGCTTGCGCCGCGCGGAGGCCCTCCGCCGACTCGGTCATGTAAGGCATGTACGACCCTATGCCGCCAGTCCCTGTTCTTAGCGCCTGCAACTGCTCAGGGCTAAAGCCTGCTACTTGGTACCCGGGAAGCGTGGGCGCACCAAGTGACTTTGCCGACTCCATCAACCCCAGTTTGAGCTTCTCAATCTCTGGGGCTTCCCGCATTATTTGGGTAGATACTTCTGCCATTTTTATCCTCGCGATGCGTTTTGTTCAAGGCGATGCATGAGCTCATACATCTTTCGTGCGCCCTCTCGGCGGCTGCCGTTTCCTATGCCACGAACAGCCTGCGCTGTCATGACAAACTCACCATCGGAGAGCATGGCAGGGATGGAATCAGACTTCTCGGTCCCCGGGCCATCAATCTGACCTGTTTTTCTAGGATATCCTCCCTTGGCCAAAGCAGCAATACCGCCGTCATTCATATATTGTGGCTGGTAGTTTATATAGCTTCGCCCCTGTACGGCAGGATTCACTGACATTGGTGAGCTTGGGGACCATCCGCCAGACCCCGTAATAGTCCCTTGTTGGCTGTACTGCACCCCGGGTAGGCCCTGCACATAGTACCTAGAAGGGTCCTGAGACAAATCAATCGGGCCTCTCATTTGCCTAGAGTACTCGTCTTCCTCCGGACTATTTTGCTTGAATCCTCCAGCGGCCGCTAGCCCAGCAATGCCGGCTACTGCTGTAGGGCCATAGGACCGAATCATGCCGGGAGAAATAGCCTTGGAGGCTTCGGCAAAGGTCGTATTGTTGGCCTTGGCGTAATCAAGGATGTCTTGGCGCGAGGGGCCCGGAGCAAATAGGTCAGATGCCCCTTGCGATAACTGGTCAAACCCTGCCCTAAAGTCCCCTTGCATCATCTGCTTGGCCCCGCCTCCCATGGTATCGATACTTTCCATTACGCCCGGGCCTCCCGGAACATACGCGCCGCCTGCTGAGGGGGTACTTCTGCCTTGGCCAACTAAGTTGCCACTTTGGTCGTAATTGAGCCGGTTGAACTGAGCGGCATACGCATCGTCCACGGCATTTCCTACAGATTGGCCGTAGTTACGGACAGCTGCTTGCGCTTCGGGGGTACCCATAATTCCAGCAGCAGGTTGCGGAGCAACGGAAGACGGCATAGGTACGTCTGGAGCAACGGAAGCGTAGTTACCCTGCGTGTTCCTTACCGTGGCAGAGGAAGGAATCTCCCCTAGCGTGACATCTGCTGTACCCGCTGCTATCGGAAGATCGGCACCAATTGTCGCAGCTGTTGTGGCGGTGGACGCGGCCTGACTGGCAGTTTTGCTGGCGTCTACTGGGGGTTGGCCATTCAGGAGGGCCACGCCACCTGCAATTGCGCCTTCCGTTAAGCCCGACTGAAGCGCTTGTTTCAAGCTTTGCCCCTGCAACAGGCTCGTGCCCGTACCAAGGATAGCGCCGTTAGCTGCTTCCCGAACCAGTGGGTTTGTGATGAACTGCCCGGTGTACTTACCGACGAAGTTAGATACTGGACCGCCCGGGGCCCCGATAAATCCAACAGCCGCGGAAGTCAGGACCTGCTTTAGGTTACCTCCGGTAAGGCCAGTGATGGTGCCAGAAGCTACTGCCGCCGCCATTGGGCCGGACATAAAAGCCATGCCTGCTGGTCCGAGGACCGCGCCTAACGCAATCGTACCAAGAATGCGGCCAAGCGGGCTGCTGAGCACCTTTTTTACTGAATTGCCAAGCTTCTTGAAGGATTTACCTACCTTCTTGAAGAATTTCTTGAAAAAGAATTCGGGAAGGCCAGTCGCAGGGTTAATCGTGCCAGAGCCGCCGCGAGACTTTAGGAGCCGCGCTTCGCTTGGCGTGATGTGCGCAAGCATCGTATCGCCGCGCCGGCCACCTTGGGCCACCATCCGAGCAGCTTCTGCAATACCGCCACGGGCAAAGCCCTGTGGTAATTGCATCTCCATGGGCTCAGTGGTTCCGCCGCCAGCCAGACCACGGGCTTTTTGCTCATCAAAAAGCACCATGAGCATTGCGGAAAGGAACTCCTCGTCGTACTCCGCAGGAAGGTCTTCTGCATCAATTTCCCCGCTTGCAACGAGGTCCGCTACTTCTTTAGCGTAGCCCTCCGGGTCCCCGTACAGTCCTTGAATTGCTTCGGTAAGTGAGACCAAATCCTCATCGCTTACTTCTTGCAGGTCCGCGCGGATAGCCGCCAGTGTGTCTTCCAGCTCTAAATCCGCGTCTGGGCGAGCAGTTTTAAGCGCTTCACGCATTGCGCCGTAGGAATCCCCATAGCTCAGTTGAGGCAGCTGTGCCCCTGCTGGAGACTGTAGGGACATGATGCCTTCTTGATTAATAGCCATATCGAATCCTCGATGTACGCAAAATATGCTGAATTATCGCCTAATTAGCGGGAAAAATATCATAAGGGTTCCCCACTCACCATAACAAAAGAGCCTATTGCAGAGGGAATGGAGGGAACAGCAAAAGGAGACACCTGAGCAGGGGACGCTTGCATGTATACGCCATCCACCGGACCCGTTGGGTTATAGGCAAGGGTGGTCGCCCAGTAAAGCGCAACAACATCCCCTTCCTCTGCCTTAAACGTGACACTGGAGTAAGACACGATGAGTCCGTCCAAACTGCCGTGTCTGTTTGTTATGGAAAACTTACTGGCAGAACTGGGAAGGTTTACGCCATTTATGGCTAGCCAGACATATACGTCTTGAATCTGCGAGTCAGTATTAACGAACTGCAGGCTATAGTCGATCTTGTACACCCCACTGTATTCAGGGGTAGCGGTGGAATCGACGTTCAACAAAAACCCGAGCCCTGAATCCAGCGTGTTCCACAGCACTTTTGTTGGAGTATTCGTCGCAATTGCATACTGATTTACTGAATCTGAAGCCGCAAGGTGAGGGAAACTAAGGAACCTGCCCCCGCTCGGGGAAAGCAAGGAGCCTGTAACGCCATCTATTGTCAGGAAATACTGCCGTAAGATGTTGTTTGTTGTATCTGCCGCATTTGGGGAATAGGCGGATGGGGAATAAGGCAGCGCCGGGGATTTGGTTGCGGTAAGTATCGTTTTTGAGGACATTATTTTCTTCCGTCAGGGCGCATTTCCATCTTAGGGGTGCCTAACTGCCATTGTGTCCCAAGTGAATCTGATTCAACTCGGAAAGACATTTCGCGGGCCCTGATACGGGTATAAATAATCTCTGTGAATTCCTGCACGTTGTGTGTACTTTGCCCTGAGTAAGACTGTGCCGAAGACACTGACGGGCTGTTGGTGCGACCAAAGCCTGACCCCGGATTCTGTTTTGGGCGAAGACTGAATCGAACGAATGGTGTAACAGCTGTTTCCCCTGCTGTGGTAGAGCCATTGAAGGTGATGTCAGGCAACATCCTCGACACGAACGCGTAATTATCCCCTTCAGCAATATCGAAGTCGGCCGATTGGATGTAAGCAGAAATAGGGGAAGGAGGGTTGGTCTCCCCGTTATCTACCGCTGCTTCGTGGTACACGATGATATTCCCAAGGGTAGCGGCCTGCGGGAACTGCCGAAGTGAGGAGTCAAGCCACGCAGTGCGGCCCATTTCTCCATACACCCAAGACTGATCCAAGTAGTTATAGATCACGTACTTGTCTACTTCTGTGGAGTCTTTCGAACAGTAAAACCACCAAATCTCGCTGTACCGCTCATTTGTCCCAGCAAAAAATTGCGCAATCTGGTCTCTATTGATGTCCGAGAATACGTACTCGCGTATGGTGCAGGGCAGGGTGTCTACGCGGCCAGAATAAACATAAAACTTGTCTGTGCCCATCCAGAAAACTGATCCGCCTGCCGTGGCCATCGCGTTCTGCGAAGCAATTGAAACATTATCAGCAAGAAGTGTGAACCCCCAAACAAATGGCGGTCCTAAGTACTGCATTGAGTACACGGCCGCATCTGTCCAGATAACAATCTCTTGCCGGGACTGTATCGCGCCGACAATCTCAGAACCAATAGACAACCGATAACTACCCGCTTGGTTCGTGGCGGAAGGAGTCCAGTCGAAATAGTCCTCTTGTGCACTCCACCGGACAAGCATTGGGTCAAGCGGGGTAGAACCATACGCCCCGTAGTCATTGCAGCCGAAGGCTATAACAATACGGGTGGCGTCTGACACCATTATCTTGTTTATTTTGTTGGGTACATCCGTTCCTGTGATGATCGTGCCCCGTGCACTAAAGTCAGGGGTAGGGGAAGCTCCCGGACCCCATGCGCAAAGTTCGCCGCCGCGCGGAGAAAAGAGCAATATTTCCCCGTAATTAGACTGGCTCCACAAGCGCAGTTGAAGCCCAAATCCGGAAGTGAACCCAGAACCCCATGAGCCGCGTGACCAGCCGCCTGTGCCCCAACCAGTGCCTATCGTATAGACATCAAAACCGGTGCTTATTTGGTAGGCGGCAACAATAGAAGCGCCGCCTGTGCCGCTGTCCGAGGCGCTAGATAAAACAAGATCACCGGGGTCGGACAGCGGGGATACTTCTCTGGCCAAGATGGTATAGGATGTGCCGGATAGGATGGTATTTACGCGGTATTCTTGGTTTAAAACAGCTGCCGTGATGTTTCCGCCGAGGCTCACGGCCCCCGAGAAGGTGATGAAATCCCCTTCCTGTATATCAGAGGCGCCGCCATCAACAACGGTTATAACGGAGGAAGGTATACCCGTATCTGCGGAGAACACGACGGTACCCGTGGTCGTGTTCTTGATTGGAGTAATGTCGTAGTACTCCCCTCCATCCTCTACGTAGAACTTTAAGTTTGTTCCCACCCCTAGCAGGTCATACGAACTCAGTGTTACCCAGTTCCACAAGGACCGCGCAACGCCCATGAAGGTGTTGTAGGAGAGGGCAGCCCAGCCTCCTATCTTCTCCGGGAATCCAGCACGAAAGCGAACGTTGTCGCAGTCTACCCATCCCCCCTTGTTGGACAAGGAGGTTATTTCGCGGTTAATTCCGGGGCGAAACTGAAGTTTCTGTAGGGGCATTTACAGTCCTTTACTGCGGTTTAGACGGCCAAAGCACGTTAGCAGTAAAACCTTCTTGTTGGGGGACATCACGCAACGCCTGCCTATACACCGCCCATGCTAATTTCTGAGCATCACTTAAGGCTAGTTGGGCATCCGGTAGTTGCGTCCAGTCTGAATTTGCTAACAATTCGTCTCGTTCTTGACGAACCTCGGCTTCTGTCGGAATATAAGCGGGTGGAACGACGTACTCCGCAATTCCCCCGTCTGCTGTTATCTTTTCGAACAGTACTCTTCCGCTTTCTTCTACGTCATCTGGGCTTGCAGTAAAAGGAATCCAGCCATAAACAGGATGATCAATTTCACAATCCACTGAACCAAATGCATTATATTTTGGGTTTTTGTAGTTCATGCAATCCTCAAAAATAAATTTATA